ATATTGTTAGCAATCGGCCAACAAATTTTTAAACGATTTTTTGCCTAAATTGCACGAAATATAAAGGCAATATTAAATGGCTACATTAACCGGTAAACTTGTTGCAGATACCTACAAAGCGCTATTAAAATTAATAGATAATGATATATTAACAGCAAGTGAAAAGCAGATTTCAGATGGTTTTGGTGGTGGATCAAATGTATTTATTGATCAAAATGGATTTTTAAGAGCAGCACAATTTAAGGTAACCGGTGGTAATTCATCACAATTTTTAAAAGGTGATGGATCATTAGACAATAATACCTATTTACCTACAGGCACTACCACATCAGCAATAGCCGAAGGATCACGATTATATTTTACAACAGCCAGAGTTTTAAACACCACATTAACAGGATTCGTTGCAACATCAGGAACAGTAACAGCAAGCGATACTATTTTAACTGCTATAGATAAAATATGGTGGAACATAGTTAATGGTGGTGGTGGAGGTGGAGGCTATGTGCCATACACAGGCGCCACACAAAATTTAAATTTAGGCACCTATGGTTTAATTTCTGATTTTGTACAATTTAATACGACAAATTCAGCAATTCCGGTAACAGCCGGAACCATGTCGTGGAATAACACAGATGGCACAGCTGATTTAAAATTAAAAGGTGGTAATGTTACATTACAGGTAGGTCAAGAACAAGTTACAAGGGTGGTAAATAAAACCGGTGATGATTTATTAGAGGAAAATTATCAGGCAGTTTATATTAGTGGTGCGCAAGGCCAAAGATTAAAAGTAGATTTGGCATTAGCTGTTACAGATGCAACATCAGCAGGCACATTAGGTTTAGTTACAGAGGATATAGATAACAATCAAGAAGGATTTATCACAACATCTGGATTAGTTAATAAAATTGACACCACCGGTGATTTACAAGGCGAAACATGGGCCGATGGGGATATACTTTATTTATCACCAACAGTTGCAGGACAGATTACAAATGTAAAACCATTGGCACCAGATCACACGGTGATTATGGGTTTTGTGGTTTATGCTCATGCAAATAATGGTAAAATCTATGTAAAGGTAGATAATGGATACGAAATTGAGGAACTGCATGATGTGCAAGTTATTGATCGTACAGATGAAGATATTTTGCAATGGTACGAGGATGATTTGGTATGGCGAAATATTAATCTTTCAACTGCTATAACAAATGCCGGTGGCATAAGTGGTTTAGGCGATATTAATTATGTGCCTAAATTTGATACCGTAAACAGTATTACAAATTCACTTATTTATGATGATGGTAGTCAAGTTTTTATTAATGATGATGGTTCATATTATTCAGTAAATAGCAAATTAACTGTTGTTGGTGGCAATTTAACTGTAGATGATAATTGGGGAATACATTTAGGTTTATACCAAATATTATTTCGTTATGATGTAACAGGTGAGTTAAGATTTGGCACAGGTGTTTTAAATGATTATATAACATTTTTTGCAAATTCTACAGAAAAAGCAAGATTATCAGCATTAGGTTATTTAGGTGTTGGATTAACAGCACCATCAAGCATGATCCATGCAAAGGATTCTAGTGCATACGGAAAAATAATTATTGATAATACAGGGTCAACAGGTGGTGGATCATTTAGCGCAAGGCAGAATGGCACAGAAACGGCCATCTTTGGTGTTTCGGGTGCATGGCAAGCAAATACCACATCTGATGCTGCAATCGTAGCTACAAGAGCAGGCCAAGGCATTAAATTTTATACTGATGGATCAGCAACAGCAAAGGGTGGGATTGATTCGGTTGGGGATAGTTTTATAGGTCAATTGCCTGCATATTATGCCGGTGCCACAAACTTTATTGTACAGGGTATTTCAGCAGCTGCATTAATTGGCATTACCCATGCAGATAATTCAATCAAAGGGGTATTTAGTACCTTAAATTCTGGAGTTAATATCGGATCAGAAACACCACATCCGTTAATATTTAGGGCCGATGATATAGAAAGTGCAAGAATAGCAAGTGATGGAAAATGGTTATTTGGAACAAATGTAAACGATAATGTTAACACAGTCCAAGTAAACGGATCCATTATTGCCACATCTTTAAAGAAATCCGGTGGATTAGCAACAGAGTTTTTAAAAGCTGATGGATCTGTGGATAATAATACTTATTATTTAGAAAGCAATCCATATAGTTTTATTTCATTAACTGAATTATCATCAAGTGCTACGGGTTTATCATACAGCAATACTACAGGTGATTTTAGTTTAACAGCAGGATATGTAATCCCTACAACATCAAGCGCTACAAATTGGGATACAGCATATACAAATAGAATTACATTTGCTTATGCGCCATTAAATATTACAAGTAATGATATTTCAATAAGCCAAGCAAATACATCTACAGATGGTTATTTAAGCAGTACAGATTGGAATACATTTAATAATAAAACATCAAATACAGGAACAGTTACAAGTGTAAGTGGCACAGGCACAGTTAGTGGTTTGACATTGACAGGCACAGTAACTACCACCGGATCATTAACATTGGGTGGCACATTATCATTAACAAGTTTAAATGTTACAACAGCATTAGGATTTACACCTGTAACAAATGCAAGAACACTAACAATTAATGGTACTACCTATGATTTAACAGCTGATAGATCATGGACAATTGCAGCAGGTATTTCCACATTAACCACAACAGGTACAAGTGGGCCGGCAACATTGGTAGGATCTACATTAAATGTGCCTAATTATAGTGCCGGTGCATCAGCAGTTAGAAATGTAAGTACGTTTACTGCGACATCTGGACAAACAACATTTACAATAGTTGGGGGATATACAGTTGGTTTAATTGATGTATTTATTAATGGTGCAAGATTAAGCACAGCAGATTATACTGCCACAAATTCAAGCACAGTAGTTTTAGGAACCGGTGCTGTTTTAAATGATATAGTAGATGTGGTTAATTACACAGCCACATTTACAGCAGGAATATCCGGTACCGGTACTGCTAATTTTTTAACTAAATGGACAGGTACATCTACGGTATCTAATAGTTTAATTTTTGATAATGGTACAAATGTCGGCATTTCAACATCATCACCTGCATATAAATTAGATGTAGTTGGGGCCGGTAGATTTAGTGGTGGAGTTTTAACAACAAGTGCAAATGGTTATTCAGATACAGATGGAACAAGAACCATTGGATTATCTTCTAGTTTTACAGGTGGTTTAGCAGGTATTGGAACAGTATCTAATCATGATTTAGGATTTTTTACAAATGCTACATTAAAAATGATTGTTACTACAACAGGTAAAATTGGAATTGGCACATCGGCTCCAAATCATTTTTTTGAAATAAATAAAAATACATCTTCTACAACAGTTGGTGTTTATCCTGCTATAAATATTGATAATCCTAATACATTTGGATATACATCATTATATTTTTCACAATCAGGAATTGCAAAAGCCGGATTTGATTATAATAATGCAGCAGCAAGATGGGATATATTTTCAGCATCAATAATGGCTTTTTATACAGGTGCAAGCGAAAGAATGCGCATAGATTCTAATGGAAATATTGGAATTAATACAAATACGCCATCAAGTTATTATTCTACTAAATTAGTTGTATATGTTGCGAATGAAGATGGTATTACTATAGCAAACAATGGTGGAAATAATACAAATTATTTATTTTTTGCAAATGGTACATCAGGTGCTGCAAGATATAATGGAGGTATTGGATATAATCATACAAGTAATAATTTAATTTTTTATACTAATCTTGGTAGTAATAGAATGCAAATATCAGGATCTGGTAATGTATCAATTGCTACAACAGATCAAAATGCAAGGTTAACTCTTTATTATAGCGATGCAAATAACAATGGTATATATTTAAATGAAACAACAGGCGCAGCAAATACTATATTAATGTATTTTACATCAGCAGGTGTGGCAAAAGGAACTATAAGAACTAATTCAAGCAATACAGGTGTAAACTATAATACAACATCTGATTATAGATTAAAAGAAGATTTAAAGGATTTTAATGGTTTGGAAATTGTATCTAAAATTAAAACATACGATTTTAAATGGAAAAATACAGATTACAGAGAATATGGTGTAATGGCACACGAATTACAAGGGATATTACCATCAATTGTAAGTGGGCAAAAAGATTCTATTGATAAATATGGTTCGATTATTACGCAAGGTGTAGATTATGGAAAATTAACATCAGTTTTAGTAAAAGCCATTCAAGAATTAAAATCCGAATTAGATCAATTAAAAGCTAAATAAAATGTCAAAAAATACTGATTTAGGATCATTAATAAACTATATAAAAGGACAAGTTACAGGCCGATTAAATGCACCTGCATACACATCAGCTACGGCATTTACAGGAACGATTGCAGGATATTTAGGATTTGATACATCAGGTAATATTTTAACATCAGGGGCAGTAGGTTTATCTGGATCCGGTACTACAAATTTTATTTCAAAATGGACAGGATCTACAGCTTTAGGCAATAGTTTAATTTTTGATAATGGTACAAATGTTGGAATAAATACATCTACACCATATAGTAAATTAAATGTTTTATTAAGTGGAACAGCATTTGCGCCAACAAGTACAGGATCAATTGGTGGAAGTATTACTCAAAGAGTTCATATTCAATCAATTGAACCTGCAATAATGCTATCATCTGATTCAAATGCAGGAAATACAGGACAAACAGGATCACAAACATATTCATTTGGTATGCAATTATCTACCTATGGTGGTGGAGATTGGCGAAGCCAAATATATTTTGGAAGCACACCATTAACTTTTGTGTATTCTGGTGATCAGGGAGCAAATGCAAGTGAAAGAATGAGAATTTCAACATCTGGAAATGTTTCTATAGGAAACACAAATAATACCTATAAATTAGATGTTACAGGTGATGTAAATATATCAGGTACATACAGGGTAAATGGGACTGCAATAGGTGGTGTAACAGGATCAGGATCCACTAATTTTATGCCATTATGGACATCCACAACAGGATTAGGGAATAGCATAATTTATAATAATGCAGGTAATTTAGGTATTAATTCCACTACAGATGGTTACACCTTAAATGCGATTAGATCAGCATCTACGCAGTTTAATACTGTTTTTAGAGGAACAGGTGCTTTAATGCAAGTTATGAGTAGATTTATGCAAGATGAAAGCACAAAAAAAGGTATTGCCATAGGTTATTACAATTCTCAAAATGTATCTGGAATATGGGCCACACAAGATACGGGTGCATTATTATTAGGAATATGGGCAAGTACAACATATAAAACCATGATGTCTATAAATGCCACTACAATATCAATGGATTTACCAACATCTGGGGGTGGATTAACGGTTGGAAGTTTATATAATGATGGTGGAACTGTTAAAATTATTACCTAATTTTTGTGATAATATTTTTTTTACCTTTGCAATAAATCAAATCAATAAATACAATGAAAAAAAGTTATGCAGATTTATTTACATTAGTTTACAATTTAAACACTAATGCGAAAGATGGTAAGACAAAAGGACAAAAAAAGTTAGTCCTAATTGCCAAAAAAGTCCAAATTTATTTGGATCAATACAATGAAAAAGCAGAGGAATTGCGTTTAGATGCAGCATCTGTAGACAAAGATGGCAATCTAATTTTAAATGAAAAGGGCAGTTATTCATTTTCAAAGGATGGTTTAAAGAAATTAAACCAACAAAGTAAGGATTTAAATTTATCAGAATTTGAATTTAATGATATTGTGGTAAACAATCCAGAGGGTTTAGAAATATATCCATTTTTAAGTGGATGGGTTACAGGGGTAAAATTTAAAGATATAGAAACAATAGATGATGTCGAATTATAGAACAATTAAAACCACAGATTTAACCTTTAATTGGGTGATCAGTCAGATGCAATGTTTTCCATCTTATGAAGGTGAGAAAGATTTTGTAGTGTATGTACATTGGCGCCGGAATGCGACATTTGAAGAATATGTGGCAGATGTTTACGGATGCCAGACATATAGCCAAAAGGAAGGTGATACCTACATACCTTATGCAGATCTAACATTTGACATTGTTTGTGGATGGTTAGAATCATCATTGGATGTGCCGGCATTAGACATTAATTTGGCCAAACAAATAGAGGATTTAGTAAATCCACCAATCATTACATTGCCATTGCCATGGGAACCGGTACCGGTGCCACCAATAGAAGAAAATGCCATTATATAATGGAACTAATGTTGTAATTTATAATAATGATATAGCTTTGGGCCATAGCACCAATGCTGTATTATCAATGAATTTAGATTTACCAAGTACCACAAATAAAAATAGTGGGGGATGGGCCGAATGTATAGCAGGTAAACGATCTGTTACAATGAAGGTGGAAGGTTTAGTAGATTATAGCGATGCGATGAATTATGATCAATTTGTCAATTTGCTGATCACTAAAAAATACACTAAATGGGTATTCCAAACAGCCGGAATGTTTTATTTTGGTGGAGGCTATGTAACAGCTGTAGAAGAAATTGCAGAAACGGAAACAGTGGTCAGATATTCACTTGATATTGTGATCGATGGTCGTGTTTATTGGGAGCCGAGATTGCCATGGAATTTAGTTTTTACGAATTGGGAAAATATAAATATCAATTGGGAAAATGTGTAAGATATTTTTCTATTTTTACACAAAAAAAGAGCAATAAAATTTAAACAAATATGGCAACAGCAGGAGTATTTAACGGCACCAATCTATT